CTAAAAACAGATAACATGAAATATATTTTAATTGCTTTTTTGTTTTTAATTAGCTGTAATAACAAGCCTGCAAATAAAGTGGGATGCCCCAGTATTGACACGTTAGGAATTATTTCTTCCAGAACGGATAAATTAATGGATACTGCATTTCAAAAAGGGCTTGAATCTTTTAAGAACCTAAAGAGAGACTCTCTTATTTATTACAAAGGAAGATATGAGGCTCTTTTTGATTTAAAATATTCAAAATGAAAAAACTATTAACCATTCTGTTCTTTGTTCCTTTGATTGGGGCGGCGCAGAAAAAAGATACCGTAAAAGTTTTATTGCTTGTATGCGATACTTCAAAGGTGTTTTATCATTCTGTTTACTGGCAGTTTGGGTATGAAGTAAGAGAAATAACAGATTATCTTCAGGTGTGGGAAAACAACGGCACACGAATGAAATTGCTGCCGGAGTATAAACACATTGAATACCTCAGTGAAGATAAAAGCCCTATGAAGAAATCGGTAATTATTTGGCAATCTAAAAACAGGTAACCATGACAATCCAAACCGGGCTTTTTGCAGATAACCACTTTTACAGGACAATTCCTATGGATAGCCCCCAGGAGGCTATAACTGCCGAATCTGGGGCTAAGTCTAAAGACGAACAAATCCTTCGGTATATGCAAGAAACTGGCAAGGAGCTAACGGCTTGGGATTTGGCAGCGGTTTTCCCGAACTTTCTAATCGGGAGCATCAGGCGGGGGCTTTTTAATCTTGAAATGAAGTCCTGCCGGATCGAACAAACTGGCTGGGTTAAGGGGCCGAAAGGTGTTAATGTTGGAAAATACAAAGCCTTATGAACGACATCCAAAAGGAATTATTAGAAATAACCGGCGCCGGGCAGATGTCTGACATTATCAGGGATAACGCAAAGGACAATTTAATAGAATTATTGAAGTTCATTAAAGATAAGGCCGGGGAAAACAGACCTTACATGGTTGAGATCATCGGGGAAAATCTGCTTAAAAAAATTGAATCTTTATGAACCATAATTACTCACTAACTGAAAGTTTAATCGTTTTGGGAATCCTATTTGCGGTGTTTTTCTTTTTCAAATACTACCCGTTTAAGAAGAAACCAAAGTACAAACATCCTTCAGCGGTTAAAGAATTAGATGAGTTTGAAAAGAAAATATCATGAAAGGGACTATTGAACTTTTAACAGGCCGGGTGCCAACTCACAAAAAAACATTATCCTGGTATTCAAAGGAGGAGTGCAGATCAATTTATAATAGGTGGAGAAATGAGTACGAAGATGCAGTTATTCAGATTTGGCCAGAGCCGGGGCCGTGTTGTATTGAGTTACCCGATTCACAAGTTATAAACATGGATATTAACACAAAAAGGCCGGTTATTAACAAAGTTGAAAAGAAGGTTTTGAGGGAAATTGAGATACCGGATTATGTGATTGACCAGGGACTGAAGCATGAGACTTATTTTCACCGGTGTTATTGTAAAGGAGAAAAATAAATTTTTCCATGTCAGAAACAGTATTTAATTTAGCTATTGCAAATAGGGTTTATGATAAAAAATATTGAGATACCGTTGGAGGGCTACGAAAGTAGCACGGCGACTAAACCCCGCTGGCAACCTCCAACGGTATCTTTTTTATATTATGGCAACAGATAAAAAGGCAATAGTTTTTTATGTGGATTGGATTCATGTTTTTGAAGCCCTTGATGATAATGAAGCCGGGAAACTGGTAAAACATTTACTCAGGTATGTGAATGATCAGAACCCGGAACCTCCCGACAAGCTGACTAAAATAGCTTTTGAGCCAATTAAGCAGCAATTAAAAAGGGATTTGGTAAAATGGGAGGGGGTAAAAGAAATTAAGTCCATTGCCGGCCATGCCGGGGGAATTAAAAGTGGCGAAGCAAGAAGGAAGCAAAAGGAAGCAAACGAAGCATGTGCTTCAAATCCGAAGCAGAACGAAGCAAACGAAGCTGTAACAGATACAGTAACAGTAATAGAGAGTGTAATACAGCCTACCCACGCAATTTTGGAAAGTAATTTAAACAGGAAGCCTAAAATACCAACTAAAGACAAAGTTTGGGAAGTGTTTATGAATCACGGCGGGACTAAAGAAATGGCTAAAAAATTCTTTGATACTTACGAAGCATCTGGTTGGTTTAATAAAAACGGTCCAATTACGAACTTTGCAAACCTTGTTCCTGGTTATGTGCAATCATGGAAAGAAATTAAAAATAAGGATAACGGACAACAATCTGGCCCAACTTTAAGAATTGCAAACAATGATTGAATTTAAAAAATATACACACCACTCACAGGATTTAGAACAGGCTATATTAGGGGCTTGTCTTTTAGAAAGAGATGCCACCGGCAGGATTTACGACTTGGTTGATCCTGATACTTTTTACTTTGAGGCACATAAAATAGTTTACTCAGCGATAAAGGAAATGTACGAGGCATCCTGCCCTATTGATATTTACACAGTAACGGAATGGATAACAAACAAACAAGGCATTGAGATTATTGACGCAATAAATACCGATTATTTTGTTTCAAGGCTTACCAATTTTGTAGTCGGAACAGCCAACCTGGAGTATCATGCTCACCTGATAAAAGAAATGTGGCGCCGGCGCCGGGTTATTGAAATAAAATACCAGAAACTTGACAGCGATCTTGACCCAACTGAAAACGCTGCCGATATAAACGCTGAATTAAACAAAGTTCTTTCCGGCGGGATTAAACACGATTGGCAGGATATGACTCAGCTAATGATAGGGCTTTACCAGCATCAATCTGAAATTCAGAAAACAGGAGGCGTTGGAATAAGAACCGGTATAAAAGCTATTGATCGGGATAACGGCGGATTTCATCCGGGTCAAATGATAGCGATAGGGGCAAGGCCATCAGTAGGAAAATCAGCATTGGCCGGGGGGCTTGCGGTTGAAATATCAAAGCAAAATAAAACCGTTGGTATTATCTCGCTTGAAATGAGTAATACAGAAATAGCGGCGAGGTTGGCAGCGATTGATACCGATACAGATTTTCACATAATTTACCGGGGGCTTTATAAAGACACTAAAGAAGCTGAAGCCCTTTATAATAAAATTTCAAGTTCAACACATAAACTTCCCATTTACGTTTCAGATAAAACTGAAGTCAATGTTTTGGAAATAAAATCCAAAGCATCAAAATTAAAACACCTGCACGGGTTGGATTGTTTGATTATTGATTACCTTCAGTTGATAGGATCGGATGAACAAAGAAACAGAACCAGGGAAAACGAAATAAGTAAAATCAGTAGGGCAACAAAAATTATTGCTAAAGATTTGAATATCCCGGTAATACTTCTTTGCCAACTTAACCGGGAGGTAACAAAAAGAAAAGGCAATGACAGATACCCGCAACTTTCAGACTTTAGAGAATCGGGATCAATAGAGCAAGATGCAGATATTGTAATGTTCCTTCATTCCGATTGGCTTTCAGGAATAGCGCAGGACGAACAAGGTAATACAACTGAAGGCAAAGCCGATTTAGTTATTAGAAAATGGAGAAACGGAAAAAGTAATTTTATTGTTCCTTTAGATTTTGACGGCAGGAAAATGAAATTTACAGAACGCAACCAACAAACATTTTTCGCAGTTCCTAAGAATTATTCAGAACCAAATAAAGACGATCCATTTTGAATCACCAGTTTAAGAAACCAAACCTTTTAAAAGCAGTATGAACTACGAAAATTTTTTACAGGCAAAACAGCACTCAGCAAGTAACTACGGAATAGAGGCTACCTTTCTCCCCGACTGTTTATTTGACTTTCAAAAGTATGTAGCCGAATATGCTATTAAGAAAGGCCGGTGTGCTGTTTTTCTTGACACAGGATTAGGTAAGACATTGATCGAATTAGTAATTGCAAAAAATTATATTCAGTACACAAATAAATCCGTATTAATAATTACTCCATTGGCCGTTGCCTTTCAGTTTATAAAAGAGGCTGAAAAGTTTGGTATTGATGATATTGAATATTCAAAGGATGGCAAGTACACAAAGAAGATTGTTATTGCTAATTATGAAAGGTTACATTATTTCAACTGGCAGGATTTTGATTGTGTTATACTGGATGAAAGCTCAATTTTGAAAAACTTTGACGGGGCAATAAAACAAGAGGTAACAACATTTTTAAAGAAAGTTCAATACCGCTATCTGTTTACTGCCACTCCCTCACCGAATGATTTTATTGAATTAGGAACAAGCAGCGAAGCGTTGGGGTATTTGGGTTATACCGATATGCTGACAAGATTCTTTACAAACAATGAGGACACAATAAGCCCTATGAATATCGGAACTGAGTGGATTTTAAAAGGCCACGCAAAAGAAAACTTTTTTAAATGGGTTTCAGGCTGGTCAATTTCAATGCGAAAACCAAGCGACTTAGGATTTGATGATACCCGGTTTGTTTTGCCCGGGCTGATTGTAAAACATCATCCGGTAAAGAACGAAAAAAACTTAGTGGTAAACGGGCAGATTCAATTATTCAACCAGATAGCACAAAGGCTTACAGAAGTCAGAGAAGAAAATAAAATGACAGTTGAAAAAAGATGCGATAAGGCTATTGAGTTATCGTCTAAGCATAAAACCTCAGTATATTGGTGCAACCTGAATAAAGAGGGTGATCTTTTACAAGACATGGATGATGATGCCTATCAAATAAAGGGCAGTATGGACATTGATAAAAAAGAAGAGTTGCTTTTAAGTTTCTTTAAAGGCGATATCCAAAAGCTAATCACCAAGCCAAAAATGACAGCCTTTGGATTGAACTGGCAGCACTGTAATCATACGGTTTATTTTCCTACCTTCAGCTATGAACAGTATTACCAGGCTATAAGAAGATTTTGGAGGTTCGGGCAAACAAAAGATGTTACGGTTGACTTGGTTTATTCAGACGGGCAAAAAAGAGTTTTGGATAGCCTGATGGCCAAGACAGAAAAAGCAAACGAATTGTTTACGAAACTTAACAGCAACCTTCACCAAGATTTCACAATAAGTAAAAAAGAATTTAATCAAACTATAATACTTCCAACATGGTAAAAGATCAACTAATTACAGAACAGTTTGCAATTTATAATTCAGATTGTATGTATGTTATGCCTACTTTAAAAAATGCAAGTGTTGACCTCTCTGTTTATTCGCCTCCCTTTGCAGGGCTTTATAACTATTCAAGTTCAGAAAATGATTTTAGTAACTGTGAAAGCAAAGAACAGTTTATGAATCAGTATGAATTTTTGATTGCCGAAATTTCAAGGGTAACAAAACCGGGAAGGATAACGGCTGTTCATTGTACCGATGTGATGAATAGCAAGACCGGGGAGCTTTGGGATTTCCCAAATGAAATTTTAAAGCTGCATCAAAAACATGGGTTTAAATACCGTAACAGGATTACTATTTGGAAAGAGCCGTTAAAAGTAAGGATGCGAACAATGGTAAGGAGTTTGATGCACAAATTAATAGTTGAAGATTCAACCGAATGCTTTACAGCCATGCCCGATTATATTTTGATATTTAAGAAAGATGGCGTTAATGAAGTTCCGGTAATACATCCGGTAGGGCTAAAACATTATGCAGGGGCAAATCCTATTCTTGCTGAGATGTCAGAGAAATACGGAACCTTTGAACAACTGAAACAAAAATATGATGGATGGGAAGATCCGAAAACAAATAAACTTTCTCATATCATTTGGCAGCGTTATGCGAGTTCCGTTTGGGATGATATCAGAATTGATGAGGTTTTGCAGTATAAAGAAAGCAAAGACGAAGATGATGAAAAACACGTCCACCCTTTACAGCTTGACGTTATTGATCGTATTGTTGAACTATACAGCAACCCCGGTGAAATTGTTTTAACTCCTTTCATGGGAGTTGGCAGCGAAGTTTACAGTCCGGTATCAATGGGAAGAAAGGCAATCGGGATCGAATTGAAAGACACATATTTTAAACAGGCTATAAAGAATTTAAAAGAGGTAAAAAACAGGTTTGATGATAACAAACAACTTGCTTTTTTATGACCCTCCCCAAACTACTAAAGAAGGATAAGCCGATAAAGAAACTTATTAACGAGGCAAGAGATGTTTTTAACAGGTGGATAAGGAACCGTGATGCTGAAAAGGGATGTATTTCCTGCACAACTGGTAAGGTTCAGAACGCTGGGCATTTTTACCATGCTCATATTTATTCAGCTTTACGGTTCAATGAAATTAATGTTGCAGGTCAATGCGTGTACTGTAATTTGGGGAAAGCCGGCAACGCTGAAGGGTTCAGGCAAGGGCTTTTAAGAAGATATCCGCAAAGCAAGATTGACCTTTTGGATTCAGCGGCTCGGAATAAGGTAAAGAAGTGGAGCCGGATGGAATTAGAAATTATAATTGAAAAATACTCTGCCAATTCTACGGCAGATGCAGGTGGTTTTTGAATCAAAGCCCTGTATTTTTATACCGGGGCTTTTATTAAAAATTTACTAACTTTGGAATATGGCAGAAGATCAGCTTACGGGGAAACAGGAGGCATTTTGCAACGAATATCTGGTTGATTTACATTGTACTAATGCTGCGATAAGGGCCGGTTACAGCGAAGATACAGCCTATTCAATCGGATCAGAAAACCTGAAAAAACCTGAAATAAGAGCAAGGATTAGCGAATTACGAGATCAAACAGGAAGGGGCTACAACATAACCAGGGAACGCATAGCTCAAGAACTTGCCCTTATCGCCTTTGGAGACACCAAGAATATCTTTGATGAAAACGGGTCGCTTAAATCGCCTGAGAATTGGTCTAATGAAGGACGGATTATTTCATCTTATGAAGAATCTGTAACTGAGTTTGGAGATGAAAAGACAGGCGGAACTAAAGTATCGAAGAAAGTAAGGCAGTGGGAAAAGACAAAAGCTATTGAATTGCTCACAAAAATCATGGGCTATAACGCCCCAGAAAAGCTATTGGTTAGCGCTTTGAAAATAAACGTAACCGACAAAGATGAATGAAATCGAAGTTATTATCCCCACCTCAGTGTATCTGCCTTGTTACCGGCATCTGAATAATTCCAGCGCTGATATTAATTTTCTTTGGGGTGGTCGTGACTCAGGTAAATCACATTACATAGCTCAACGATTAGTAAGAAAATGTTTAAAGGCTAAATACTTTCGTTGTATTATGGTAAAGAAAACCGGCAACAGTATTGAGGCTTCTCAGTGGCAGACTGTAAAAGAAATTATTGAAGGATGGGGGTTATCAGAGCTTTTTATCTTCAAGAAGGCTCCGTTATCCATTGAGTGTGTTAACGGCAATAAATTCTTAGCGAGAGGTTGCGATGATCCAGCTAATTTAAAATCAATAAAAGATCCAACTGATGTTTGGTATGAAGAGTTGAATCAGTTAGAACTTTATGACTTTATAACCATTGCGAGTACCCTAAGATCAAACAAAGCAGATGCGCAACAGTGGGGATCGTTTAACCCAGAGGCTGCTGGTGATTTCGAAGAGTTCTGGATTTATAAAACTTTCTTTGCTACTTACGCAGGCGATATTTACAAAAACTTTACATCTACCTGGTCAGTTGATATACCAGATGGGAGTAAATATGATTTCACTTATACATCAACACATACAACATACCAGGATAATTCACATTGCAAACCAGCCCGCAAGGCATTACTCGAACAGTTAGCTGTTATTGACCCGTATTACTACAAAGTTTTTACGTTGGGTAAGTGGGGGAATATCCAGGTTGGAGATCCATTCTGTTTAACATTCTCCCGTGAGAAGCATGTCGGCACTACGGCATTAAATAGAAAATACGAAGTTCACTTATCGTTTGACTATAACGTGAATCCGATTACTTGTCAGGTGAGGCAGTATTACAACAACTGGTATTACGGGATAGAATCAATTAAGCTGGACAGTTCAGATATTTACAAACTCTGTGATTATATCAACTTGAAATATCGGGGGTGCTTGTTTATCATAACTGGGGATGCTACCGGGCAGAACACCTCTGCGTTGGTGCAGGATGGGATCAATTATTACACTGTAATAAAATCCAAACTTGGGTTATCAATGTCACAGATAAGAGTGCCAACTGTTAACCCCAAAGTAAAAGATAATCGGGTATTGGTGAACGCTTTTTTTACTCAGGTAAACTGTACATTTGACACGGTAAATTGTAAAGGATTGATCATCGACCTGGAGAATGTTTCAGTAAATGATATGGGTGAAATTGACAAGGGTGATAGGTCGAATCCACGTAAGCGGGCAGATCATTTAGATGGGTTTAGATATGACCTGAATACTTTTTTCAATCATTGCACCATTTTTATCACACCTGTCTGCCCACTTACATCGTCCGCGCCTGAGGCTCCATGATCCACTGTAACACTTGTTGCTCCGAAAGTAACAACCGTTTCAACTCCC